GTCATATGTAGCTTCAGCCTTACACAGCTTGAATATAACCGATTGGGTTTGTGAAGGAACTCCAACTACTGAACAGCAATTCAACAGTTCATTCAAAAAGATTGTTGGAACAACAGAAAACGGTACGGCTATTTTATCGTCTGACCCCAATGATTTCGGAGTAACTTGGCAACAGGTGAAACAAAAGCGTGATGAACTAGCCGCCGCTGAACCAATGAAAAACCTCAGAAGCAAACGCAATGAACTGCTTGCTGAAACCGATTGGTGGGCATCGTCTGATTTAACAATGACCGCAGAGCAAACAACATATCGCCAAGCATTGCGTGACATAACTAACACATACACATCACTTGATGATGTAGTATGGCCGGAGAAACCATAATGGCTGGAACAATAGTAGCAGATGACCTCCAACACTCCACAGCGGGAAGCGTGGGTACGGAGTATGTGGTCAATGGTAGTGCGAAGTCTTGGATGAACTACGTTGCCACCAACGTTAACACTATCGCAGATTCGCTTAATGTATCTAGCGTGACAGACCACGGCACAGGACAATATAGTCAGAATTTTTCTAGCAGTATGGGTAACAGTGTGTATGCCGCAACTATGTGTTCTCATCAGGAATCAGCGGGTGTTGGTAGCTTGGGACATCCAAGTGCAGGAAGTTTTACTAACGCTTCAGATGGCAGAAACGGCATGACAACAAGTGCGTTTCGGATGCGCTATCACAATACAGACGCAAGTCCGGGGACACGAGAGCAGGAAATTTGTCTGCAAGTAATTCACGGAGACCTCGCCTAATGCAGACACCTGAGTTTAAAGGCACACATCTCTGGGATAGGCTAGGCTGGGCAAAGCAAAACCTTGAAGGTGTGCAATCAGACTACCGTGTTGTCTACGAAGACAGCGTGGACGAGTGCGCCAAGATACTTGTGCCTGACCCTAACTGGATGGCGTGTGCATTACAGGGCGGTATCCTACCACCTGTGTGGGTGTATCACGAACTGGCAAAAGATGAAGCCCAGCCTGACTTTAAGAAGCACACTCGTGGCTACCTGTTGCACACAACAGAACCAATGCCAGCAATGACTGAAGAAGAAGCCATTGAGTATTTAATTATGAAAGATGTACCACAAGATGTGTGGCGCAACTGGAACACGGGCAACAAGCCCAAGATGGTTATCTGTCGTAAAGAACAGCTACCAGCTACACGCGAATGGCGAAATGCGTGGAAGATAAGTGAAGAAGTCGCCGTAGACATGGCAGCATAAAGGAGTTTAGAGATGCCTGAAGTTTATATCGTAGACAAGGATGGTAATCAAGCAGATGCCGCAAATGTTACCATGCCTTCTGACCGTCACTTTCGTGGCGCATGGTCACTGTCTGGTTCTGTAATCAGCGAAGACATGACAGCGGCAAAAGAAATCTTCCGTGATAAGGTACGTGAGGTTCGTAAACCTCTGCTTGAAGCAGAAGATGTTGTGTACATGAAAGCAATGGAAGCGGATGATGCTTCGGCTAAAGCCGCATCAGTTGCAAAGAAAACCAGTCTTCGTGACGCACCTGCCGCTGCTGCTATTGATGCCGCAACAGATATTGCAAGCCTCAAGGCTGCATGGAATGCTGACCTGCTTGGCGCAAGCCCATACGCATAAGGGGTTTTGCAATGGAAATGGCTGAACTCGTTGATGTACTGTTAGGCTTGGTCATAGCAGGTGGTGGCTTTTGGGTTACTACTATGGCTAAAGAAGTCAAGCGTCTTGAAATATTACTGAACAAGACACGTGAAGACTATGCAACCAAGTTTGAATTGCGTGATGATATGAGGCAGGTCATGGATGCATTGCATCGTGTTGAAGATAAGCTAGACAAAGTATTGAGTAGGGAATAAGGTATGGCAATGTTCAAAGCATTTAAACCTAGTGGCATGGAGAAGATTGCACGTGCCATGGGTTATTCAGGCAATATGCAGGGCTTTCAAGATTACCTTGCTCAAGACCCTATGCGTCAACAGCAGATGCAACAGTATCAATTTAAAGCAATGCAGATGGCTAAAGGTGGTGTAGTTAAGATGCGAAGTGGCGGTGCGATGGTATCTGGTCAACCAAATGCACAGTTTGTCGCCACGCCGACTGGTGGTACTCTTCCTGCTAACAATCCAAATTATATTCAACCGGGTTTTAATGACCCAAACACTGGTACTGTAGCACAGGGTACACAACAACAACAAGTAGACACACCTGCTGCACAAACAGAAACACCAGACAATATTGGTGAATCTACTGTACAACGTATGTACCAGCCGGGATTGCCAGCGGGTGGTGTAACACAAGCAGCACTTACTCCTACTGAAGCAGGGCAGTATGTACAACCCGGTGCTGGTACAGTGACTGGTGCAGTTGCAGTGCCTACAGCTATGGCTGCAACACAACAAGCTGCTGCCCCACAAGAACAGCAAGCAAATATCATGGAAGCTGCACAAGCCGCACCAGCCGTTGATGCAGCTATGAATGCTACACAGGCAGCACAAGGTACTGTAGACCCCCGTGCGCAGGTCACAGCGGCCCAGCAAACAGCATCCAGTGTGGGGGACTTGACAGCAGCGCAAGGAAATGCTACACTAATAGATAATCCTGTCCAACGTGAAATTCAGCAGGGTGAACTTATCAGTGGTGCAGCGGCAGACGCTACTAAGGCTGCACAGTTTACAGAACAAATTCAAGCAGCAGAAGCTACACCATCTACACAAGCTACCGTACAAGGTCAGCTTGCTTCTCTTACTGCTAACTTTGATGCTGCCAATCCACCTGCATGGGCTGCTGGTGCTATGCGTAATGCTACAGCACAGATGGCTGCACGTGGACTAGGCGCAAGTAGCCTCGCTGGTCAGGCAATTGTTCAGGCCACGCTTGAGGCTGCTCTTCCTATTGCACAGGCAGATGCTGCTACAACTGCACAGTTTGAAGCACAGAATCTGTCTAATAGACAACAACGTGCAATGCTGGCTGCACAGCAACGTGCTACCTTTATGGGTCAAGAGTTTGACCAAGCATTTCAGGTTCGTGTTCAAAATGCCGCTAGGATTAGTGACATTGCAAACATGAACTTCACTGCAGAGCAGCAGGTACAACTTGAGAACTCTCGCGCTGCAAATACAATGAACTTGAATAATCTGTCTAACCGTCAGGCAATGGTTATGGCAGAAGCCAGCGCATTAGCACAGATGGATACACAGAACCTGAATAACCGTCAGCAAGCTGCTGTAAATAACGCACAGTCCTTCTTGCAGATGGATATGGCAAATCTTAGTAATCAGCAGCAGACTGAACTGTTTAAGGCACAGCAGCGTACTCAATCATTGTTTACAGATCAGGCAGCAGCTAATGCTGCACGTCAGTTTAATGCTTCTAGTCAAAATCAAGTTGACCAGTTCTTTGCTAACCTTGCTACGCAAGTGTCTCAGTTCAATGCTACACAGGCTAATTCACAGGCACAGTTTAATGCTGGTCAGGCTAATACAGTGGAGCGGTTTAATGCTGAGATGAATAATCAGCGTGACCAGTTCAATGCACAGAACCAGCTTGTGATTGCACAATCAAATGCACAATGGCGTAGACAGATTGCTACTGCTGATACTGCTGCTGTCAATCGTGCTAACGAACTTAATGCTTCCGCTATCTTGGATATTAGTAAAACTGCCTATGACAATCTGTGGCAATATTATGCTGATAGCATGGAGTATGCTTGGGAAGCAGCAGATAATGAACTTGATCGTTTAAATAACTTAGCTGTTGCACAACTTAGTGCTGATGCGCAAGCAGCGGCAACAAAGGCAGCAAGTAGTTCTGCGGCTGGTAGTGCATTAGGCGGTTTGATTGGCACACTTGGTAGTGCATTTATTGAGTTTGGGTAAAAAATTATGATAACTAATCCTACACCTATATTACATCAAAACTTTTCACTGGCTATGAAAAATATGCCAGAAGAAACTCCTGCGTCTAAAAATACTCTGATGGGTCCACCAAAAAAACGGGTGGCGAATGCAAATGATGATGACATATTGCAACCTTCAAGACGTATAGCTTCTTATATTGAAACAATTCAAAAGAAACGTGAGGAAATTAAGAATGGCTGACATAATGATGCAACCTAAACTTGATGCACCTATTCCGGGTCAATCATTAACTGCTGAACTTGGCTCACGTCCTTGGCAACAACCTGCACAGTATACAACGGTAGAAGAAGCGTTGGACTATTATCTTCCTCGACTTCAGTCGGAAGAAGTGTCGGCACAACTTTTAGATGTGATGGAGATGGGAATACCTGTAACTACCATTGCCAACACAATGCAACTAGGTAGTGTCATGGAGGGTAAACATAGTGTTGATGTAGGTATGTTGATCCTGCCTGTACTTGTTGAACTAATTATGTTGATTGGCGATACTGCCGGTATTAAATATACAAGTGGTCTTGAAAAAGATAAAGTAACACGCAGTTCTCTGGTTGATCTTGCTGTAACTAAATTTAAAGAAGAAGAAATGGAAGGGGAAGAAGAAACTACTGAACCTTCTGATGCACAACCTGTTATTGATAGCATGAAAAAAGCTGCCGAAGAACGTGTAGGCGGCATAATGTCCAGAGGTTCTTGATATGTCATTTCTTAATTTAGGTTCATTTGGTGAAGGTTTTGTTACAGGTTTTGCTACAGAAGCTAACAAAGCCCTTAAAGACAGTATTGAACGCATTAATACACGTGTAGATAAGCTGAAAGACTTTCAAGTACAACGTGCAATCAAAGATCAAGACAAACGCCGCGAAGAAATCGAAGAAAACAGAGAAGCACTGGAACGTGCTTACGCTGTATTGGGAGGTGACGCCAACGCAGAAAGAGCCATTGCCTATGCAGGTGGTCTACTAAAAGAGCGTGGTAGCGTAGAAGCCTTTAACCAGAGAATTGATGAGTTACAGAAGGCTAAAGATGCTGGTTATGATATCATGCAGTATTTTGATAGAGCCAGCTTAGATGCACCACTGGCAACTCTTGATGACTATGCTATTGCTGCTGCTGGTGCGCCAAAAACATTTGCTACCGACTACCGTATCCCAGAAGGAATGGATACAGGCACTGGACGTACTCTTGTTGGTGCTGTGTTGGGTAAAGACATTGATGTTACTGGTCGTGCCATGCAAGAGGCGGGTGAAGAAATTCGTGCATTATACGGTTCTGACGTTACTACCCTTGCTCAACTTCCGACAATAACATTCAAGGCTGAAGAGTTTTCGCTTCGTGATAAAACTCCTGCAGAACGCTTGGATTATGCAAACAAAAAACTTGCTTTGAAAAATGTACAGGAAGATCCTGTCCTCTTAGAGAAGTACACTAAAATGCGTAATGAGCAAGAACAAGCGGTATTGAATACTAAAGATGAAGAAGACATGAAAATTGTGTTAGAAGAGCAGCTTAAACGGTTTCCCGCAGGTTCAGATGAAGCTAGAAATATACAAACTCAACTGAAAGCCGTAAATCGTAGCATAAAAATAAAAGCTGCAGAAACTTCTGATAATGCTTTTGCTGGTATTGACCTAGAAATAGAGTTTGCCCTTAATGATATGATGGATAATTACGAGAAAACTGGAGAGATTGACAGAACAGAAGTAGATAGACTTGAGGCTCGTAAGCTAGAATTAACAGGTAAACCGGGTAAAACCGTAGGTGAAGAGATTGCGGAAGAGAGGGAAGAATTAAATCGTCAAGTAGACAGTAAACTTATCACACCGGAACAGTTTGCTGCAAAGGTAGCTATTCTCAATCAAAGAGCAGCAATTATAGAAAAGAACAAGCCTAAAGGTGCTACTTCAGCAGCAAAGATGAACTCTTGGTCTAGTATTTTTGTACGAGCCATAGAAACAGAAGAAAAAAATGTCTTGCAGGGGTTCGACCAAACAGAAAGAGACGCCCATGCCCGTATTGCTGACCTAATCAAAGGCGGTGGTGCAGGACAAGAAGCCCGACTTCGTAGTTCAGAAGAAGAAGCTGATGCGATGGCTATATATGACCGCATTGAAGCAGCAAAAAGAAACGTATCGAAAAAGGTAGTAGAAGATCAGCTTTCTGTTCTTGATCCTGCATTGGATGTTGAAGCATTTTTGGCTGCTGTGCCATTCGGTGTTGCTCCTGTTACCACAACAGACAGCCCTGCCGCTACTGCTTCTGAACAGACTGCTGCTGCATTGGGGGCTGATAAAGTGGGTGACGAACAGCCGACAGTATCAACAACGCCTACAGCAGCCACTATAGCGGAAGGCGATAAACTACGGCGTACTTATCCTGACACTGCAGAGGGGGCAGAGAGTCTTCTCAATGTTTCTTTAGCAGCAGGTGTGTCTATTGAAGATGCTATTGCAGATGCAAAACTTAAAGGCTACAAAAATCCTGCATTTTTCTCTGTGTTTGAAATAGCCACAGAAAAAGGGCAAGACCCCGCAGTAGCAAAAATGGCTATTGAAGATGCGGGAATTGAAATAGACAGTGGACTAGATAAAATGCAGATGGCAGTGGATGCAGTACAAGATTTGCCTGTTTTGGCGGGTAGAGTATCAAAGGTAAATGCTATTATGTCCGCAACTGGCGTAACCAAGTCAGAAGCATATGCAATACTTAAAGAAGTTGAGAAAAAAATAGACCAACAAAAAAATAGTATTACTTCCGAAAAGGTAAAAAAGTCTACCCCAGTAGAATTAGCTAGGCAGATGAGAAAAGCAAAAACAATAAAAGAATATGAAACTGCTTTATCTGCATATGTTAAAGCCACAGGCAGGGATGTAGAGGACGTTAAAACATCTTTCCCGCCTCCAACCCAAAGTAAAAATCGTGGCGGCTTGATGTCGAGGAAATAATTATGGGTGTACTAGATCAGTTCATTGAAGAAGAAGAAGAAGATCAGCAGCCCGGTTTATTGAGAGAAACACCACAAAAAGTTGCTGCAGATACACCCGTAACTACAGGTGTATTAAGTCAGTTTATTGAAGAAGAAGAAGAGCCGGAAGATATTAACGAAGCTACGGCTATTACCGCACATAAGAATATAGAAAATAATTCTGCTGTACGTGAGGCCGCAGTACGTTTTGTGCAAGACCGTTTGGGGATGACAGATATTACAGACCCTGACGTAGCTATGGAAGAATATATTGAACACTTTCGTTCCTTTAATGTAAATGAAATTACAGCAGGTGGTGATTATAGATACGTATCTGCAGCAGCAGCAGATGCAACTGAAACGCCGGATTTAACGCAGGAAACTCGTGACAAGGCTGCGCAACGGCTCAGTGACTATCGTCTACTATATCAAACATTTAATGAGATGCCAGCATTTGCTGATAGCTTTCTTACTGCTGCAGGAGACTATGCGACAGGTATTCTCACGGCTCCGTCAACGTATATTGGTCTTTTACTTCCCGGTGCAGGTAAAGCTGGGGGAATAGCCGCACAGACAGGTGCGAAGGTTGCTGTAAATCGTACACTGATGCAATCACTCAAAACCCCAATCACTACGCTGGCTACAAAAGCAGCCGCAAACCCCATTCCAACTACCGTTATTGCAGAAGGAATTGGTGGCTCATTACAGAATGTAGCTGCACAGAAAACAGAAATTACTGCAGACCTTCGTGACGACTACAATGCAAGTGAAACCGCATTGGCCTTTGGGCTAAGTGCGGCTCTTCCTGCTGCTGGTGTAGTTTACGCAGGTAAAGGCGGGGTTAAAAAGTACATCGAAAAAGACACACCTGACCTAGTAGCCAAGGTTCTTGAGCAAGAAGAAGAAGCCACTATTGAAGCTGCGAAAACACTCACGAAAAATAAAACAAATAAAAAACTTGCAAAGCAGGTGAAAGACAGCTTGCCTAGCCTTCGTGCGCTTGACGAAAATGAAGTCGCCAAGGGTAACATTGTACGTGATGTAATGCAGGAAGGTAAAGATTTAGAGCCTGACTTCAATATGACTATGACACCAGAAAAAACTCTGCGTGTCTATGCTGGTATGGTAGAACTGGCTGCAGAAGCAGGTTTGGAAAAGGCACCAGATGAACGTATTACAGAGTTTGTAGCACGTGCCTTTGAAGAGGTAGCCAAGAAAGACCCTGAAAAAGCAGAGGAACTGTATGGCAGTATTTTGGAAAAGTATAAGCTGACACATGGAGACTTCGGCGCGTTTGTAATGGCAGATGCATCTGATTGGGGTAGACGTGGTGCGGCAATGGCTAAAACCAAGCGACTGCAAGTTAGGCTTAATAATGCTGCTGCTAATAAGATATTTGGTCTTGATGAAGAGGCATTGAAAAAAATTAAAGAACTTGAAGAGGCTGTAAACGAAGGTGATATTCGTCTTGCAGTAACTAAATCGGAGGCGGTCGAGGACAAGGCAGAAGTAGATGGACTAGCTAGAAAACTAGACACAATTCGTCTTGCTGCTATGACTTCACAGACTGCAACAACAGTTCGTAACGGCGTAGGTGGATTTGGACGTGCCGGTATTGATGGTGTGACAAAGTTAGTTGATCGTGGCATTGCATCAGGTCTTAAAAGTATAGGCTTTGGTAAGGGCAAAAAAGGTTTTAACTTTACTGATCCTAATTCAGATGCTATGTCAATAATTTATGGCATGATGAATACCAAAGAATCTAGTGCTATTAAAGAAATCTTTCAAATGGGCTTTGATCAAAAAGCAGAATCATTGTATCGTCAACTTCGTGATATAGACTCTAAAACAGGCAAGAAAAAGGGCATGAATGCGTCCAGAGCAATAGCAATGGAACTCAATGCTCTTAATCAGCTTACGGATAACTTTTTCAAACAGGCTGCATTCTCTGGCTCTTTGAAAAGACAACTTAATGAAGCATTCCAAAAACAACTGTCTGAAGGTAAAGACGTAACCGCAAAAGACTTCAATTTGCTAAATATTATTGAGGAAGGAAAGTTTAAGACCATTTTTGGTGACAAGCGCGGACAGATGATGTTAGACAAAGCGGTAAAGGATTCGCTTTATTTTACATATCAAGCAACACCTAATACCGCAGCTGGAAAAGCTTTTGTAAGTGCAATACACTCTGCACCATTCTTGACAACTTCGCTGGTACCGTTTCCTAGATTTATTATGAATGCTTTGCGATTTACTTACGAGTATTCCCCTGCATATATTTTTCAGGGTGCCGCACGTTCATTTGCAAAAGACTCCGATAACTACGAAGAAATTGCAAAAGCACTTGTAGGTACCGGTATTTTAGCAGGTGCTGTAGCTTTCAGGGGAAGTGAAAATGCTGGTGAAAGATGGTATGAGTACAAAATGGATGATGGGCGTACTTATGATATGCGTCCATTCTTTCCTGCAGCACCCTACCTTTTCTTTGCTGATTTATACGTAAAATGGAAAAATGACGATCCAGTTTTAGGTGATACGCGATTTATAGCAGACGCAATTCAAGCACTCACTGGTACACAGATGCGAGCAGGTTTTGGAGCATACGCTATTGATGGTGCTATTCGTGATTTGTTGCGTGACGATCAAGATATGTATCAGAAGGCTGCTAAAATTGGTGGAAACTATATAGCCAATCTGTTTAGTACATACACAATTCCTATAACCGCAGGTCAGGATATTGCAAATACGTGGCTATCTCCTGATGACGAGGTTATTGCGCGGCAAACTGACTCATCTAATTTGTTTGACTTAATTGTAACAAAGTCAACAGCACGTATTCCTATGAACTACGCCTTACAGAAAAACATTCAGGAGTTTACTAGCCAAAGTTCTTGGCTTCCGCAGTACACCGCTCCAGAGGTATTTCAGCCGGGAACAAGGGATGAGCCATTGCGTAGACAGATTCCTATTACACGTCAAGTAGCGGGTATTCTCTTGCGAGATAGGCGTAATTTTCTTGAGAAGGAAATGGCGAGATTAAAAGTATCACCTAGAAGGCTGCTATCAAAAACAGGTGTACCAGAAGCAGATACGCTTATTGGTAATCTTATAGGTGAATATTCTGTGGAGTACATAGTACCTATCCTGCAAAATAGTGAAGAGTACAAAAGTCTTGACGGAGTTAGGCAAGCTGAATTTTTGATTGATCTAATTGATGACTATAAATCTCAAATTATGAAACTTGCTAGACATCGTTCTAGGTATGCTGGAGTAGAGAGATACGGTTTCGATACAATGGGCAAAAGCGAGTTTAATAAAATTAAATCCATTTATCAGAATAAAGCATATGAGGAATATCATAAAGTGTATGGAAAGCCGGAAGAGGGTGAATATTACAACTATTCTATACTAACTGATATGGCAAAAGGTTGGGAAAAAATAGGAATGCGATAATAAAAAAGGGGGCAATTAAGCCCCCTCTTTTTTTGTCCAGTATTCTGCTGTCCACCAGTTATTAAAATCCTTAGAACAGTCGCAGATATTTTCTAAACCTGCCATGCCTATTACGTACAGTAGACAGCTGATAAGCACCAAGTATATAGACCATTTAACGGTTATCCCCGCTGCCTGATAAAGCCCCACGAGCCTTCCTGTCAGCAAGTTTCTGTAAGTTGTTTTCCATGATGTGTCCAAGGTTCATCCCCATTTCTTCTGCCAATACTGCACAATACCACAATACGTCACCAATCTCATAGCCAATCTGTATCTTCTTAGCAAGG